TGTTTTATCTTTATTATCTTATCAATTTTTTATATTATTGTATAGTATATAATTTAATTTTATTTTAAGATCGTCTTTTTTTACCACCTATTATTTTTTTATCAATATCAATATTATTTTCAGGAGTACTTACTGGTAAATCAGCTGGTTCAACCGATTTTTGTGTATCAATACTAATTTCTGATGCGTTTCCTATAGGTACTGCTTCAACTATTGGTGTTACTGCTGCCTGGGCTTCTGGAATAATACCTGGTGTTAGATTGTCTTTAATATTCAATTTATATGATTCAAACAAAGGAGTGAAGAAAAACATGATTAAAAATATTACAAAGGATATTGCGGTTACAGTATTACCAAAATATGTGTTTGCACCAGATATTATATAATATGATAGAATCAACATGATTAATTGTGATTTATACTTGAGAACATCTGCGATAGCATTTTTAAAACTATATTTGCTTGGTTTATTATAACTTTTTACATCTTTTGCTACCATAAATAATGGAAGAGCAAAACAATATATAATGACAAATATTGAAATAAATGGATATACAAAAGCGATGCCAAAAAATATCGTGAATAATATGATTAAAATTACATATATCATTGTGGTAAATATATTGACACCTGACCATATATTTCCAGTTTCCCATTCTTTGATATTTTCGTCGTTTGTAGATTTCGAATCGTCAGATGAAAATATATTCATGAAATATCCCAATGGATTAGAAAAGAACGATTTTTTTGAATTTGGATTTTTTGGACTGCTGAATAATAATTTTAAATTTGTTAATAAACGAAGAATTATATTTGCGAAATTTATAAAAAACATTAACATACACCAAAAGACAAATAAAAATGGCGCAATAAAAATATTGATAGACTCTGTAAAAATTGACCCAAACAATTTATAAATGGTTTTGTTTAATTGTAAATTTGTTGCTAAAACATCTTGTAAAACACTCGAAAAATACAATAAATAAACATTTTTATATTTTATATTTCTTAAATACCCGAATAAACCACTTTCTAGTATTTTATCATTATCTTCATTAAAAAATTCCAATTTTGTAGAATAATTTTTATCACCTCCAAGTTTCACATTGTTAATGCTTGTTTGAAGAGGTGTGCTTGTATTATCTGTATCTGGAATTATATTTGTATATGGAAAATACTTGGTATTTACTGGAACAACACCTGATAAAAATGCCTTGTTACTATATACGATGCCAGTTCCAACCCCTATAATAATTGCCAGAGTAATGAATTGTCTAAATAAGTATACACCATAATTATAAGTATTTTCAAAATTTATTTTATCAGGTTTCGTTTCTTTTTTTTTTTTATCAATATCTGATGTATTTGATTGATTACCTCTACTCATATTATTATTTAATATTATATTTTCATTAAATTTACCAAAACGCAAAATATTTTTTCTCTAGTTATCATAAATGAAAATAAAATTATTAATATATGGAATAATTGCTGTTCTTTCTGTTGTTATCATTTTTTATTGGACAGATTATTTATTCAAGAATAATTACATTCAAGAATCATTTACGAGTATAGCGCCGATTAAAGAAGGTCCAGATACCACGCATAGTGTAAATTTACCCAATCCGGCTTTTAATAAATACACTTGTAAAAATATTTGCGGACCACCTGGACGTTGTCGTATAACAGGCGAGGATTGTGTATCTGATGTTGATTGTTATGGTTGTGTACCTCCGCCAATTTATAATCGCGAAATAAAGGATCAAGCAACCAACATTAAACCAGTCATGAGTACATTTTCAAAAGATATTACTAAAAACAGCGAATATATTAATCCAGCAGCAAAACCAGCAAAATATAATATGGGCGTTGACACTTGGAAATCAGATTTTGATTTAGAAGAAAATATTTTTAAAGAAAAATATTATCCGTCTGGGGATTTAACATTTATGATGAGATATCCAGTAAGAACCACATTTAGTGGCGAATTTGTGGATGATGGGGCATATGCTTTTAACGCATCCACATAAAAAATACAAAAATGAGTAAAACATTCACGGGTGACATATTTTCTTTTATTTTTAAAAAAAATAGTAATATATATTTAATCATCAACCGATCATATTGATTTCCAAATTTTTCTAACAATAAACCCAAATCATCGTCTTCATCATAGTCAGCCAATTCGTCTTTATCACAAATCGTTTCATCTGACGATTCATCAACAACATCTACATCTATATCTTGAATTAAACAAGATTTCACATGATTATTAAATGAGATTTTTGTATAAAACAAATTATTACAATGATCACATTTCAAAGGACTCATATTTAATTTGTGTTTATCCGTTTTTAAATGTTTAATATAACTATTTTTCAAAGGTGTATAATAACTACATGTAGAACACACATATAAATTTGTATTTGGATCTTTCAATAAAATGTCATCATTATTTAATTCAATTGTTGTCATTTTATATCGTATTGAATAATATAATTAGTAAAATCTTTTTATATTATTTATTTTGTATTTGTATTCTTTTTATAGAAATGTTTATTTTTATTAAGTAGCATACATTAATCCGCAGTTTCCACCAACAAAAGTAACCATGTTGATTCGTTCCTCAAACACTACCAAATTGAAATTATAATCATAAATTCTCCATGTTGGTTTATTTATACCAATAATTTGTCCTGATTCAGGATCACATATGGTAAGCGACTGGGCATACGGGTCAAGTGATGGCACAATCGTGTTTAACTCAAATTCAATGGTTGTAAAACGACTCATATTAATCGCACCCGATGGCTGTAAATCAAATGGCGATGTATTCATACAAAAATTATAAACATATAAACCATCTGGCGCGTTACCTGCGGTTCGTGTGTATTTTTCTATATAATTATATACCCCTACCGGCTGTGCGTTTTCACGATATGATCCATCCAATAATAGCGCCATAGATATTAATATATTTTTTTCATTTTCTAAATTATAATTTCCAGTCAATAACCATCCTGTTAATTTACCATCCGCATTTACACCAGGACCAATATATACAACTGTGGTTGTACCGTCGGGGTTTGTCCTGGTAATTTGTAAATCTCCACTTGTTGATGCTGGTATTAAATCATAAGGCAAATAATTATAAGGCCAGTTAGTATAATTACTCCATTCATTACGTAAATTCGCATCACTTCTCTGCATATAAAATGTATAATTCGAAATCATACCGATCGAATCCAATTGTATTTTATTCGACCCAGTCACATTGTAGAAAATGTTTTCTCGCACTTGCCGGAATAAATATTTTTGTTCATTTAAAGCAAATATACGCGATTCAGCGTTTGATAAAAAACAATACGTACAATTCAAATGAACGTCGGCATTCCATAATGTTCTGGTGTCAGTATATGAGCTTACTCCTAGAGAAATATCTGGTGGTGTCTGTAAAAAACGGTAAAACTGCATATAATATAAATTAAAATTTGGTGCTACATATGGATAATTATTTTCGCTATCCATGACGTCACGTATTTGAAATAATTCCTGTATTGGTCTCATTGTAACATTTATTTGTAATTCATTGTATTGTAAAGCCACTAAAGGGAATGCCATTTGACTCTTCATAGTAAACCAGGAATTTAATGGAATATATAATGTTCTACCACGAATTGACGGTTCAGCACCTGCTGGATTTGTAGTGTAATATGCGTTTGGATATGAATTTACACGACTACCCGAATTTGCCGGATTATTCAATTCAGGAACATTACCGGTCATTTTATCAAAAAGCGCCTTCTTTTCCGCGGAAAAATCGCGCTGCGCCATTGCCAGTATGTAAGCGCCCGAATATTCTTGTAATGTTTGGTTTCCACAAGTAATCGTAATTCGCGATATCATTTGTGCTCCAATATTTTCGATCCACTTGAATTCATATGGAATCCACGCCCCACTATTATTTTCTGTACTGGCGGCGTCGGTATTTGGTGGAAATATAGGACTCCATATATTAGGCAAATCCACGCTCAAATAACAATCCATTAAAAGATCCGCATAACGCTTTACTTTAAATGTAAAATTAGATTCTTCTGATAAACGCAAAGTCTTGGCTCCTTCAAAATCAAGTCTAAATTTTTGTAATGAAAAATTAGTATATTTATGATATGTCGATTTAAAAAATGTTTTACTTGGATTTCCTGTTAAAATTATATCTTGATTACTTGCTGAAACTAATTGTATTAATCCTCCACTCATTTATCTACTATTATATAATACTAATAAATTTATATTTAACTGATTTTAAATATTTTTATTAATTTTTTAATTATATTTATTACTTTATTATTTTAATTTTTAAAATACTTTTATTATTATATAATAGATACTACTAAAACATGAATAGTGATAATATAAAAACATTAAAAAACAATTTCAAAAAACTATTCGACCAAGAAGATATTATGCCATATATTTTCTGGACCGCAATGGTAACACTCGCCATTTCATTTATTATTTATTATATATACATTAAAAATTTAATGGTTAGTGAATGTAATTATATGAATGATAAATATGGTACTATCAATGGTAAAATACAGTCGGTCAATTCAGCAAATCCTAATTCAAAATATACATTGAAAGATTATTATATTAAAACCGCATATAATTGTTGTAGTGGTGGTTCGTACAAGAATGATTATGTAAATACCTGTAATTTAACAAATGTTCTTAAACAAGGTTGTAGGGGTCTTGATTTTGAAATATATTCAATTAATGATCAACCAGTGATTGCGACTTCAACAAATGATAGTGATAGTTATTATATTAAGGAAACATACAATAGTGTTCCTTTTGCCGATGCTATGAAAATCATTATAAATTATGGATTTTCTGATACTGGTGCGCCTAATCCAAAAGATCCCATCTTAATTCATTTAAGAATTAAAAGTAGTAATCAAAAAATGTTCCAAAATTTAGCGAAAATATTTGATAGTTACGACCAATATTTTATGGGACCTGGGACAAGCTATGAAAATGGACAAACTAATTTTGGAAATACCAAATTACTTGATTTATCTAAGAAAGTTATATTAATTATTGATAACAGTAACAAGGCGTTTATGGATAATCGTGACTTGTACGAATATGTAAATATATTGAGTAATTCGGTATTTATGCGCGCTCTTAGAAATTATGATATTAAAAACACTCCTGATATTACCGAATTACAGAATTTCAATAGAAGAAATATGACGATTGCTATGCCAGATAAAGGATCGAATCCGTCAAATCTAAGTGGTGCTGCGGCAAGATTAACTGGTTGTCAAATGATTGCGATGCGTTTTCAACATGATGATGTTAATTTAAAAGAAAGCGATAAATTTTTTAATGATGCTGGTTGCGCGTTTGTATTAAAACCAGAAAAACTACGTGATATACCAGTAACTGTTTCTCCCCCAACACCACAAAATCCTGCGGTTAGTTATCAACCCAGATCCGTT